ATTGGGATAACGACCATGCACAGATGTTGCTGGCCTGTCATTATATGGCAATCAATGGCCTTGGCACGAATCCCGTTGCCACTGGCTTGACAAAACTTAAATCAGGCACGGTTGATATGACTTTTAGCGAGGCGCAGGCCAATGCAATCGGCTTTGCACAGACTATTTACGGACAACAGTTTTACATATTACTGCGCCGTCGCCATGCTGGGCCGCGAGTGGTGCGCCTGTGATTAACGTCGCTGCAAAGTTTGCAACTGTCGCGCAATCGGTATCGGCGATGTTTGGCGGGCCGTATTATGACGCGATAATCCGCAGCAAGGGCCAGCCTGTTTATGATGACGGCGGGTCAATCATAACGCCCGGAACGCCGATTAGCCGTGTCTGCCAAGCACAGGTCGATGTCGCAGCGCAAGATATGCGTAATGAAGTCGGCTTTACCGATGGCGACGTCCGTATATTGGTATTAGCCGATACGCTAGACGGCGGCGTAAGTCTTGATGACGATATTGAATTGTTGGGCGGGGCGCATATCGGGACTTGGCAGATTCAATCTATAAGCGTTGACCCGTTTGGTATTTATTATGAATTGCGCGGTCGCCGCGCTTAAAAGGAGATTTCAAAATGGTAATGGCATCAATAGATTTGATAATGCAAGCAACGCAATCGCGCTCACAGGATTTAGGCGATGCGGTCGTTAAGTTGAACGTCTCGGATTCCATCCAGCTTACGCCCGGCAACGGCGCTTTGGGCCTTGCGGACGTTCTGTATAAGGACACCCGGACACTTGCAGCGTCGGCATCTGAAAATTTGGACCTGTCTGGGTCGCTTTTGGACGCATTCGGCGCTGCGATTGCGCCTGCGGAAATCGTTTTGATTTACGTCAAGGCCGCTGCTGGCAACACAAATAACGTGGTGATTGGCAACGTAAACCATGCGTTCCCCGGCCCCTTGGGTGCAAGTGGCACTTACACAGTGTCGCCGGGCGATTATTATCTTGCGACCTCACGCGCTGGCTGGCCTGTTGTCAATTCAACGGGCGACTTGCTGAAAATTGCAAACAGTGGCTCTGGCACGGCTGTGACTTATGATATTGTTGTTATCGGGCGCAGTGTGGCGGGTTAATGGCAATACGCGGCGCTAGGGCGCATTTAAACCGACTAAAGGCATTGGATGGCCCGCTGGTGGCCTTGTATGTCGGTCGCGCCCTATTTGCCGCTGGGCAGTTAATAGAAAACGAGGCGGCGCTGTCAATCACCCGTGGGGCAGTGTCTGGAAAGAATCACGTTCCATCAAAGCCCGGTGAAGCACCGAACGCCGATACGCACAGACTTGACCGCTCTATAGAGACAACGCAAATAACGCCGTTCAAGGTCAAGGTAACAGCAAATAGCGGTTACGCGGTGGCATTGGAATTTGACCACAGCGGCAATCTAAATGGGGAGCGGCCATTCATGCGTCCGGCGCGTGATAAGAAAAAGAAACAAGCGCGGGCGTTGGTGGTTAAAGGATTAAACGCGGCGCTTAGGAAATCTCGATCAAAATAGGAAATTGATATGGCAAAGTTTGCAAAAGAATACACCTTCCGCACACCATTGCGGACAATCGAATTTAAGGCTGGCAACGAAACTGTTGACGCCGAAGTTATTGAAGCCGCCACAAAAGCGGGCGCTCTTGTAGAGGAACAAACCGATGATAAGCCTACAGCGAGAGGCCCGAAGGGCGGCACTCTCCATATTAAAGTCTAACGCTGCTTTAACCGCAATCGTTCCGGCGGCGCGGATATATAGCCAGCGCGTTCCTGCAATTCCTACATGGCCCTTTATCAAGCAAGGGCCGACGCAAAGCCTACCCGTGCGTGCATCATGTATACGCGGGGCGATAGTGTCGTTCAGCATCCATGCTTTTGCCAAGCCGCGCCTTAACGGCGGGGTTGAGGTCGAAACGGCAGAGGATTATGCTTCACGGATTGGCGCGGCTATTGAGGGGGCGCTTGATAACAATCGCGCAGATTTTCCGGGCGGCACAATCCGTTTTCGGCTGAACGAAATGCAGCTATTGCAGGATGCGGGGGAGGCTGACAGTTTCCATTATTTTGCCGTTGTCAGTGCGCGGGTTATTGCTTGACCAACAGAATCGCCCTTGCGCTTATCAAGCAAATGGTGGCCGTAGGTCAACTGGACGCTGACGATATTGCGGATATGTGCGATGATTTACCAGAGCGCGACAGAAACGCCGTCATGGCCGCTTGGGTTGAAGGCGTGGCTGGGCCGCAAGAGGCATTTAAGCCGACTTTGCGAATTGTTGATTAATAAGAGATAAGCACTCGTCGGCACGTAAATTTCCATTTTCAAATGCGCGCCGTATTTCTTCCACCATTGGCTTACCATTTGCGGCGATCTGTTTAATTTCGATTGGCGCATCGCAATACGCCTCCCATTCATTCCACCTTTGATTCCAATCAGACGAACGCAAGGATTCTGGAATCCTTGCTTCCATCAACGGCCTAAGTATCTTGACGGGATTATTTTTCATACCAAGATAAAAGGGGATATTACCCGCAATGTCAATACTAATTGCAACAAACGGCGCTAAATTAAACGGCAAATTTTAGTAGGGTCTGGAAAGCCAACACAACCATCCGCTAAGGCAGAACAGCAAGAAGCCAATGGCTATGTAGGCCAATCCTCGCCCTCGATTGCGACGAGTAAATCCGAAACCATCGAACCAATCAATTCCGCGAAAAAGCATCAACCATGCGGCAATGGTCGATATACCAGCGAAGACGATGAGCATCAGCATGGCTGCATAATTAGCGCAATTAAAAGCAAGGTCAACAATAAAAGACGGCGGTAAATTAAATGGCAAACGCGGGCTAGTATTTCCCAAATTTCAAAGGGAACCCCAAGTATGTCTCGTCCTGTCCAATATGATTTTGCCCTTATCAAATACAGCAACATGGCAGCAACGCCAGTGTTTACGACGCTTTGCGGTGTGGTTGACGTAAATGTAAATCAGGTTGCCGAAACGTCAAGCACTCGCGTTCGTGATTGCGCTACCCCTAACGTTCCCGGCACGCAAAAAATTAAAATTCTCGGCACAAGCTGGACCGCAACTAGCACTGGCCTGACAAATGCATCGATTGAAGCTGCAATTCGCACAAACCTTTTTGGCAAAAAGGTAAATTACAAAATTGAGTATTACGCTGATGATGGCACATCGGGCGGTGATTTGCTTGGCACGGATTCCGGCCTTGCAATCTTGACGGCGAACAACAAGAGCATTGCAACCGAAGGTGAATCCAGCCAAGAGTTCACTTTTGAAGGTGAAGGCGACCTAACCTACGTGGCAGCGCCATAAGGTAAAGGTCCATGGACACCGGCGTCGATCTTAAATTTGCCGATGGTGAATATCATTTTGCATTGCTTTTGCCACAGATATTCGAATTGGAAAGAAACTGCGGTGGGCTAGATGCCGATGGTGCCCGCCGCAGTAAATCCATTTTTGAAATATATGAGGAATTGAGCGCGGGCCTTGGCTTATCGGCTGACGGTGTCGCTATTTTTATGGGCGGTGGCAAGGCTCATGCAAAAGACATACGCGAGGCTATCCGTCTCGGCTTGATAGGCGGCGGGCAGACGCCGATAGACGCAAAGCAGTTGGTCGATGATTATTGCTTTCCGGTGCGCCCTATAGCCGAATGCTTAGGGGTTGCGTGGGCAATCTTGCGGGCAGTGATTGAGGGGGTTGAGGTTAAAAAAAAAGCGGCCGTAAGCGAAGAGGCCGACCAGAACCTCTCCCAAAAGGAAGCATAATAGCGAGTTGCGGTGTTTTGCATCTCGATTGGGAGCGAACTTCAATGAGCGCATATTTCGAGGCATTAGAAGCGCACAATGATAGCGGCGATGGCAAGAAGCCAATAAGCGAGGCCGACGCAAAGCGTTTGCGCGAGTTTAACAAAGCGCATGGGGTTGTATAATGGCTGTTGAAGTTGACCCCTTAATTCTTGAAATTCGCGCTGACTTAAAGCAGTATCGGGCGCAGTTGCAGTCCACCACGTCGCTTGTTACATCTAGCCTTGGTCGGCAGGAAGGCTCTATCCGAGATTTGGAGCGCCAGATGCAGCGTTCCAGCGGCGCTATATCAAGCTCGCTTGGCAGTATCGCGGGTGCATTGGCTGGGGCGTTTAGCGTTCAGCAAATTGGCGCATTGATTGATAACTTCACGCGGCTGCAAAATAGCTTGCGAGTTTCGGGGTTGGAAGGCCAGAACCTTGCCAATGTGCAATCGCAGTTGCTTGACCTGTCGGCGCGATACGGCGTTTCGATCAATGAACTGGCTGACCTTTACGGCAAGTCAAGTCAAGCGGCTTCGGATTTAGGTGCGTCTGAAGCGCAGCTAGTGCAAATCACCGAGGCCAGCGCACAAGCGTTGAAGATAACGGGAACCAGTGCCGTTGCAGCGCAGGGTGCATTGCTTGGCCTTACGCAGGCGCTTTCGTCTGGCACTGTTCGGGCGGAAGAGTTTAACCAGATAAACGAGGGTGGCTTGCGTCCCCTTTTGCAGGTTGCGGCTAATACCGAACGCTTTGGCGGCAGCGTAGCCAAATTGCGGGCGGCTGTTGTCGAGGGCACGGTTACAAGCAAAGAATTTTATCAAGCGATATTGAACGGAAGCGCCGAACTTGAAGGCAAAGCCAATAAAGCAACGCTAACACTGGCGGGTGCGTTCACGGCATTATCAAGCCAGTTGACCGTTTACGTGGGCGAGGCATCGGCATCTAACGGCGTAACGGCTGCGCTGGCGGCGGGCATTGGTGCGCTTGCGGACAATCTGGATAAGATAATCCCGGCACTTGCCACTATCGGCGCTGTAATTGGCGTTAGATATGTAGCGGGCCTTGTTGCAGCAACCGTAGCGTCTACGGGTCTAAAGGTTGCAAGCATTGGACTTGCGGCGGCATTAAATGGCACGACTGCTGCGGCGACAAAAACTGCGCTGGCTATGAATGCGCTTGGCAAAACGGTTCCTTTTCTTGCTGTAACTGCGCTGGTTACTGCGCTCGGTTATTTGGTTACGGAAAGCAACAATCTAGCGGACGCGACGGCCAATGCTACGGACAAACTGGCGGATGCGGAGGAGCGGTTTAAGACTTATAAGTCGGCGGCGGAGGCTGCTGGAATACCTGTTGGAAAATCCGGTGCAACGGCAGAAATCGCGGGGGACAAATTTGACATTTTAGGCGGTGCAATAGGGCGCACTACTGCCAAATATGTGGAACTTGCGGCTAACGCTCGCCTTGCGGCCATTGCCGTTTCACAGGCAAACATTGCAGAGGCTCAAACTTCATTAAATAAGTCTCGGAGCCGGGTTGTAGCTGGACAGTTTAACGCATTTGGTGGCGTTCTTAGCAGATTAGACATTATTGGCGGAGAGTCCGATAGGGAAAATATTGCCCAGCAACGGGCGCTCATAAGGCAGGAACGCGCCAACATTAAATTTCTTTCAACTCTGCCTGATGGGGTGATAAAACCCCCACCGACAAACGACGCGACTCCACCACCGACAACTAGCCCCAGCGCGTCAAGTGCTGGCCGGGCGGGTGGATCTCGCGGCGCATCAGGACCAAGCGCAGAGGAAATTGAAGAGCGATTTAACAGAGAGTTGATTGCCTTAACGCAGCAAACGCTATCCGCTCAACAATCCGTTGCCAAGTCGGCAGATGAAAAGGCGGAGTTTGAACTGCGCTCAATCGAGTTGGCAAAGTCACAAGCAATCGAAGGCATTAAAGCCGAAAAGGATTATACCAATGCACAAAAGCAAAGGTTAATCCAGCAAATCGAAACACTGGCGTTTGAGGAGGAGGAAGCCGTTGCTGCGCGTAAGCGGGCTGACCTTGCACAAGAGGCTGCTGATTTAGCGGAAATTCAAGCGCGTAATGCCATTGCTGCGCTTCAAAACGAATATGATTTAGCAACGTCAATCAAAGACCGTGCGCGCATTGCCGCGCAAATTGCTGAAACTGAAACACAAGCGGCGCTCGATGCCGTTGACCGCCAGTTACTTGATAAAGAGATTAGCGATGCAAAGCGTCAACAGTTAGAGGCTATTCGTGCCGGTATTTTAATCGCAGGGGACCGTCGGGCATTGGACGCCCAAAACGGCAACCTATCGCCATCGGCGCAGTATTTAAAAGATATAAACGAACTCGACTTTGGGGATGAAACTGAAAAATTTGGCGTTGACGCGCTTAAAGATTTGAACCGTGGCCTTGCCGACGCAATCGTCAACGGCGGCAATCTAGGTGATGTTTTGGAGGACACTGGCAAGCGGTTTCTTGCCCAGCTTATCGAACTGACGTTCCAGTTGCTTGTCATTAAGCCCTTGCTGGAATCGCTAGGCGGTGCAATGGGTGGCACCGGTGGCGCAGTCGGTGGCTTTTTTAGCCTATTCGGCGGCAAGAGCCGTGCATCTGGCGGGCCTGTTTCCGCTGGTCAAGTTTACCGCGTCAATGAAGGAACGCGGCCCGAATATTTCCGGCCTAACACAGGCGGCGATATTATCCCGCTTTCCAAAATGAAAGCAACGCCAAACCCGCAAGGCGGCGGCGGCGTGTCGGTGGTTCGGCTTGAACTGTCTGGCGACATTGACGCGCGCATTCAATCGCAATCGGCGCAAGTGGCGGTAGAAGTGGTGCGGGCTGCTGCGCCAAGCATAGTTGACGCTGGCGCGGCAAAAGCGCAGCGCGATATGGGAAGGCCTAGGTTGTGAGCCAAGTAATTGTTCCAGATTATAGCGCGTTCATATTGAAGGACATTGCCGTCGATGTGCCCGCGCTGGCTAACCGCTCAATCATTACGTCATATCGTCAAGTTGTCGCGCAGCCGGGGGCTGAACGCTGGTATTTATCCGCTATCATTGACCCTCTGGTAACTGAAAATGATGAAAAGGCTTGGCGAGCATTCCTTTTTGGATTGCGCGGCATTCGGAACTATTTTCATTATCGCGTTGCTTGTCAAACGCATTCCGGATCGCGGCCCACAGTCGATACTGGGGCGACAAACGGCTATTCGATTCCGCTTACTGGCATGACGCCTAGCACGACAATTTTGAAGGCTGGCGATTATATGACAGTGCCATTGCCATCCGGCCACAGGCGGCTTGTTATGTTGCTTTTGGATTTAGTCACCAACAGCGCGGGCAAAGCAACGGCAACGCTTAACGTGGCGCTTAATGAGGTTCCAGCGGCGGGCGGGCTTGTCGAAACACTGGCCCCGTTTGTCCCTGTTTCATCGACTGAACGCCGTATGAGTATTAGTTATGATAATTCGGTAGGAATTATCTCACTGACGTTAGAGGAGGCTGTATGAGCCGCCCCGACGCAACGGCCTCTGCGGCGCTAGACACCGATTATATTAAGCCGATATGGTTTGTTTACCTTGACGTTTTAGGTGACGTTTTGCGGGCTAATAGCAGCGGCGCTGACGTTACGCCTGCGGGCACTGGCGACCCTGATTTAGACGGACAGTTATTTGTCGGCATCGGCGCGGCTTTTGTCGATATTTCGCCGGTCAAAGTGCAAGGCGGGGGCAGTGAAAGCGTAACCGCAACGCTGTCTGGCTTGCCCGTCATTGATTCCGATGTTCTTAACACAATCGGGAATAAGGCAAACTGGCAAGGGCGCGAGGCAAGGCTTTGGCGCATAATCCGCAACGAGGCAAATGTGCAGCAAGGCGGATTCCAGCATTATTACACTGGCTACATGACGGCCTTGAATATCGAGGGCAGCGACGAAACGCAAACCATTAGCGTAACGATTGAAACGTATCTGGCAGCATTTAGCGATGCCAGCAATCGCAACTATCTCGATCAAGAACGCTTTGACCCCGGAGACTTGTCCGGGCGCGTTGTCATTGCAAACGGGATAAGCGCCAACCCTGCAATTTCAAACACTGAAGCCGGTGGTTACGGCGGCGATTATGGCGGCGGTGGAATCCGCGATGTTCGGCAGTATGAGAATATGCGATGATTGAACGCGCTTCAGATTGGGAAACCAGATTGCACGATTATCTGGCGAGCATGGCGAATGCAAAGCACGTCTATGGTGAGACTGACTGCGCTTTGTTTGCGTCGGGCGCGGTTTTGGCAATGACGGATTACGACCCCGCAGCAGAGTTTCGGGGCAAATATAAGACCGAATTAGGCGCAGCGCGTGTATTGCGAAAAATTGGCAACGGCGATTTGGAAAGCACGTTTGACGCGAAATTTCCAGAGATGGAAGTCGCATTTGCGCGTCGTGGTGATATTGTTTGGGATGGTCAAAACGCTGGCATTTGCTTTGGTGCTTTTGGGTTTTTCATGGGGGCGGAGGATATAGATGACGGCCTAGTCCGTTTGCCCCGCGCTGCATTCGTCAAGGCATGGCGGGTTGGTGAGTAATGGGTAAAATCCTTAAACCACTAGCAATCGTTGCGGGCGTTGTGGCTGCCTTCGCGTCTGCTGGTTCAATTCTTGCATTTGGAAAGATTGCCGGGACGTTTCTCGGCGTCGGCATTAAGACGCTAAATCTTATTGCTGCGGGCCTTTCTATTGCCAGTTCTGTTCTTGCCCCACGACCGAAAGCGCCACAGGCATCGCGTGAAAATATACAGCGGCTTGAAGCAAGCGTAATCCCGCGAACGCCGCGCAAAATATGGTTCGGCCATACCGCTGGCGCGACTGATATACGCGACCAAGAATATACAGACAATCAAGGCTTCCTGCATCGCTTTGTTGTGGTGGCAAGTCACAAGATTAACGGCGTTCAACAGATATGGTTTGACGATAAGCTGGCGTGGACTTCGGCAGGTGGAGCGCAGGGCGAATATGCGGGCTATCTGGACGTCACTGTCATAAACGAGGGCAGCGCGGCCAATGCAATCAACATTAGTGCCCGCATGGGTAATACGCGGCGCTATACAGGGCTTGCTTATGTCTATTTGCGCTATAAGCTGACGGGCAACAATACGAAAACGCAAAGCCCGTTTGCACAATCGATTCCGTCGCGCATGACGATACGCGGCAAGGGTGCGTTTGTTTATGACCCGCGTTTAGATTCGACCGTTCCGGGCGGCAGCGGACCGCAACGCGCTAACGATCAATCGACGTGGGTATGGTCTGATTCTGCATCGCGCAACCCTGCCCTGCAATTATTGTGGTGGTTACTTGGCTGGCGGATTAACGGCCTGTTAGCAGTCGGCAAGGGTATTCCTGCTAATCGCATTGACCTTGCCAGCTTTATTGTTGCGGCTAATCTTTGTGACGAACCTGTAACGCTGGCCGTGGGCGGCACAGAACCACGTTATCGCAGCGACCAGTTGTTTAGCGAGGGCGACAGTGCATCTGTTGTTTTGGACGGCCTGCGTTCAACTATGAACGCTGATTTAGATGACGTGGACGGCAAGTTACGCCTGACGGTGTTTCATAATGACTTGGCCGTTCCAGTGGCTAACTTTACCGATGACGATTATATTAAGCCGTTCAACTGGCAGCAAACGCCGTCGCTTCATGACACGTTCAACATTGTGCGCGGCGCTTACACTGACCCAAGCGACATATCGCTTTATCAGCCAGCGGAATATCCGGAAGTTGCTTTATCGTCACCAGACGGCATTGATCGTATTGATAGCTTTGACCTGCCCGGCGTTCAATCTGTTTCGCAAGCGCAGCGTTTGGCAAAAACCCGTTTGCAGCGCGGTCAATATGGCGGCACGTTCTCGACCGTCTTAAATGCGCGTGGCTGGAAAGTTCAAAAGAACGACGTTGTGACAATTACGCTTTCGCGTCTTGGCTGGACAAACAAGTTGTTCCGCGTTGCCGAAATGGAGCATAGGACGGACGGCACTTGCCCGATAACTTTGCGCGAAGAGCATGTTTCCATTTATGCTTGGGATTCGGACGAAGCCCCTGCTGTAACGCCAACCGCGCCAACCGTTTATGACTTCAGCAAGTCGGCAATCAATCTTGACCTGCTTTCCGCAATCAATACGGCGCAATTCCCTGCCGAACCACCGTCCGATTGGGCAGTTGGTAGCATTTACATTGACCAAACGGGGCGCAAGTTTCGTTTTGCCGGTCGGCAGCTTACCTTTAACGGTGAGCCTCTTACATTCTATGGCGAGCCTATATTTACATCGGGCTATGTCGATGCACAAGACCAAGCGACGGTTGCGGCTTTAGCGGCGGCAAGCATCGCGCAGAATTTGGCGACGGACGCTGCTGCGATAGCCGATGGCAAGGTCCAGACATTTTATCAACCTAATGCCCCTCTTGACGCTTCCGAAGGCGACATTTGGATTGATACGGACGGCGGCAACAATCAATATCGCTACACGTCTGGCGCGTGGGTTGACGTTCAAGACACCGGCATTGGTCAAGCAATAGCCGATGCAGCAGGGGCGCAGGCAACCGCTGACGGCAAGGTCACAACCTATGTGAACGAAACTGCGCCAACAGCCGAGGCGCTGGGCGATTTATGGTTTAAGCAATCAACGGGCGAATTGCGCCGTTGGTCTGGCTCGGCATGGGGCGACCCATTGGTTGACCTGACGGCTGCTAAACAGGTCGTTATCGTGCCGCCACTACCGCAAACGGTGTATCGCACTTGGCAGGGTGTGATTAAGTCAAGCCAATATCCGCGCACGTTGACGCCGCAAGTGGAGCAAGGCGGTGTAGATATTCGCACACGAAACGACGTATCTTATGCAATCACCACGTCAGGGTCGATTGCAGCAACCGTCAACAATACGAACGGCAGCGCCGATAAGGGCCGCATTACAGCAACGAACGGCAGTAACGGGTCGATTGTCTTGACGGTGAGCATCGGTGGATTGTCGCAGCCTCCATTTACGATTCCATTTATAAATGTGGATGACAACCCGCCGACAACGGGCGGCAACGCAGGAGGGAGCGATAGCACGTTGGAAGATGTGACAAGCACCAGCTTTTTTCCAATCACGCAACAGGACGCGGGCGAAAGTGTATTCGTCATCGACATAACGGCGGGGCAGTTCATTCACGGAATTGCGCCGCTAATATACATGAAGACCGAGTTTAGCACAGTGCCCACCGCGATGCTCGCAAGATGGCAATATCGTTTG